TCTTGAAGATTTGGAAAACAGGAAGATTAAATTTTACGGATTGTCAATGCCATCGCGTGTCGGTAAATCGACTATCTGTATTTTCTTTCTTGCTTGGGTGGCTTTGCGCAGACCAAACAGCCATAGTGCTATGGGTGGTCACTCTGGTATTTTGGCAAAAGGATTTTACAAGGAACTGATGAATCTTTTTACCACGGAAGAATATACGTTTGCTGAACTTTTTGCTTATTGGCATCCGGAATACGCAAACACAACGCTTCCGACAGACAAAAGCGCGGACGAATTTACAATTACACTTGGAGATCCGGACAGATTCGCAACAGTAACGTGCCGTGGTATTGATGGAACATGGACAGGAGCGGTCGATGTTTCAAAAGATGGATATTTATATGTCGATGACTTGGTTCGTGATCGTGAGCATTCATTAAGCCCTACTCGAATGGAAAACACATACCAAGAGTACCTAAACAAGATGGTTGACCGTAAAAATGACGGTGCAAGGGAATTGATGGTTGGTACTCTTTGGAATGTTTTAGATCCATTGGAGCGCATGAGAAAGCAATATGAGCATGACCCACAATACCGATTCCGTAAGATTCCGGCACTTAATGAAAATGATGAAAGCAATTTCGCGTATGAAATCAACGGATTTTCCACGGAATACTATCGGGATATGCGAGATAAGCTTGACAATGCCGAATGGATGGCTAAGTTTATGCAACAACCATATGTCCGCGAGGGATTGCTTTATACGGATTTGAGACTATTTAACGGAATCCTACCGGATGGAGATTTCCGGCGCATCGGAGTTGTGGATGTCGCCTGGGGCGGCGGCGATAGCTTGTCAATGCCGATTGGAGCAGAATATGAAAACGGTGATGTTTATATTTACGATTGGGTATTCAACAAAGGCCCGAAAGAGGTAACAATCCCTCTTGTTGTTGGACGAATTATCGGGAATGAGATTAGGCAGACAAGATTTGAGGGAAATATCGGAGGAGATCTGTATTGCCAATATGTAGATGAAAAGTTGCAGGAACAGGACTATAAATGCTCATGTACAAGTAGAAAAGCACCAAATAAGGTTGAGAAGTTATCGAAGATCATAGCATATTCCGGTGATATTAAGAGAAAATTCATATTTCTTGATACGCACCGACCGACGCAGGAACAAATGAAGAAAGATTCAGATCTTGGAGTAACAAGATACTATAGAAATGACGAATATCAAGCGGCTATGGATGAACTCTCTATGTTTGTAAGTATTGGCGGTAATGAACACGACGATGCAGCAGACGGTTTAACCCAGCTTGAAATGTTTATAGAAAACCCAAACAATACCGCAAAGGTAGAAGCGGCAGTAAACCCATTTAGGAGGTATTAGGATATGACAACAGACAAATATCTTTCACAAATAAATAGATGTGATCATGTTATCAAAAACAAAATGTCTGAAATTCAAAAACTTTCCAATATGGCAACTTCCATTTCCGTATCTCCCAAAGAGGTTGATGTGCAGTCTTCCGGCGATCCGGACAAAATGGGAAGTGCTGTTGCTAAAATTGCAGACCTGCAGAACGAGATAAAAGAACTTGTGTGCGAATTCGTGGATAAACGCCGGGTTATTATCGGGCAGATTGACAGTATGGAAAATACAGATGTGTATATTGTCCTGTATGCGCACTATGTTGATAATAAGGACTGGAATTTAATTTCTGTAGAAATGGGATATTCCTACAGAAATATCATGAACCTCCGAAAGAAGGCTATTCGGGAGTTTGAGAAGAAATTCGGCGGGATTTATCTTGGAAAGAGTGCATAAAAGTGCACAATAGTTCACACTCTTTCACAACATTTCCAAAAACTTGCATGGTATACTAAAAGAGTAGAAAAACAAATTCCTACAACCCCCAAAAGTATATAACCCGTAAAAGGCACTGTCAGAAATGGCGGTGTTTTTTATTTACAAGAAAGAGACTTCTATGGAAAAAGTAACTATATATTGCCCGGATTGCGGAAGAATTGTCGGACATTATGATGGGAGATCTACGATAGATCATCCGTGTAAATGTAAAAAATGCAATCATATTGTGATTTATCGCGTGGCAACAGGCAAAATTGAAACAAAGCCAATACCGAAACGCGCTTGCAGTAGTGGAGTTTTATTTATATGAATACACAGTATTTTCACGACCTTGTAAAAGGCAGATACGGAAGAAAAATTGCATATGCTAACGTAGAACAGATTACGGCAGACAATATCGTAAATGTTGTCGGAAACTGCATTGGTGCATTTTATTTCAACAAGACGATCATTCGGTATCTGTGGAACTACTACAAGGGCGATCAGCCCGTATTGTACCGAACAAAGGTGCAAAATGCGGATATAACCAATAAGGTATCTGAAAACCATGCCTATGAGATTGTTCAATTCAAGGTTGGTCAGACTTACGGTGAGCCAATTCAGCTTATTAGTAGGAAAGACGATGACCGAATAAATAATGCGGTTGATGAATTTAATGATTATCTGACTGATGCTAATAAGCAGGAAAAGGACATTAAGGCAGGAGAGTGGCAATCAGCAACCGGAACGTCATTTAAGGCGGTGCAGTTTGCAAATGGAGATATACCATTTAGAATTGTCGCACCAACACCAATGAATACATTTGTTATTTATAACCAATCCACAGAAGAACCACTTTTAGCAATCCAAGAGCTTAAGGATGCCGATGGACAGATGTATAAACTCTGCTACACGGACTCTTACGAATGCAAGATTGTGAACGGAGAGGTTCGAGATTGGAAACTGCATGGTTTTGGTGGAATCCCGATTGTTGAGTTTCCGAACAACCATGAGCGCATTTCTGATATTGAGCTTGTGATCGGACTATTGGATGCAATCAATACGATGCAGTCAAACCGAATGGATGGCGTTGAGCAGTTTGTTCAGTTTTGGATAAAGTTTGTAAATTGCGACATTGACCCGGAAACCTTTGAAAAAATGAAGACTTCCCATGCGCTGACGGTAAAATCCAATAATGAGCAGAATAAATCAGATGTTGACATTATGACGCAGGAGCTGAACCAGACAGAGTGCCAAGTTGCAAAGGATGATTTGTGGGATAATGCGCAGTCTATTCTTGCCATACCAAATAAGAACAACAATAATTCCGGTGGAGATACACAGGGAGCGGTTGAGCTTAGAAACGGATGGGACTTCTCAAAGTCGAGAGCAAAACTAAAAGACCCAATTGTAAAGTCGGCTGAAAAAAGACTTGCGAAAGTTGTTTTGAATGTGATTCGTATACAGGATCACGATTTGGGATTGAGTTTGCGCGACTTTGATGTTCAGATTAACCATAGCCCACAAGACAATATGTATACCAAGTCGCAGACACTATATCAGCTTTTACAAGCTGGTATTCATCCACTTGTGGCAATTAAATCTGTCGGGCTTTGGGGAGATGCAGAAAAGACATTCTTGTTGTCGAAGCCATACTTGGATAATCTATGGAAAACGATTGACGATGTAGAAGCACAGGAACAGAAAGCACAAGAATTGATAAATAAAATGAATACAGATGGCACACAGAGCCAGACAAACAAAGATAAGACAGCTACCGAATAATCGGCAGCTGTTTTTATTTTATAAAAATTCGCAAAGTTGTGAGCGTGAAAATCAACAATGTCGTTCGGTGTCGTTGCACCGTATAAAAATTCGTATGACATATCGGAGGTAATGAATGAAGAGAGAAGATCTGATTGCTATGGGATTAAGCGAAGAAAACGCAGACAAGATCATGGCAGATTACGGAAGTTCCGTGCAGAAAGCCAAAGCAAAGGCTGACGAGTACAAGACAAAGGCCGACAAAGCAGAAGAGTTGCAGAAGCAACTCGATGATATCGAACAGGGAAAGCTCACAGAAGTCGAGCAGGCAAACAAGAACCTCGAAAAAGCCAATGCAAGAATTGCGGAACTTGAAAAAGCGCAGGCAATCGCCAATCAGAGAGCCAATGCTGCATCTAAATTTAATGTTACTGCAGAGCAGGCTGCGCAGATTGTAAAAGACGATGGCAGTTTTGATTATGACGTTCTTGGAAAGATTATCTCTGAAAAAGAGACCGCTGCGGCACAAGCCAAGGAACAGGAGATCGCAAAAGGCAGTACGAATCCGGGCGGTGGCACGGCTGGCGGAAATAAAGATGGTGCGGACAATAAGACAAATGCTGAAAAGATAGCAGAAGGCCTTATATCTAACGCACCTAAGAACAATGACGTTTTATCACATTACATTCAGCAATAACAGGAGGTAAGAAATGGCAAAGGAAATGAATATGCAGTATGAAAAGACTTTATACGCAGGAGATGTTCAGATTTTAAAGAGAGAGCCTAATGAAGCAATCCCATTAACACTTGATTTTTCAGCGGTAACAGAAAAGGATGCGAATGGAAAGAAGATTGTAAAGGCCGGTACACCAGTAAACAAGTCAGGTGTGGCTGATAATACAGCAACAGCAATCGGAATCTTAAGATTTGATGTAACAGAAGACAGACCACAGGGAGTAGCACTTAAAAAGGCATATCTTAATACAAAAGTAGCGGAAGCACATTCCGGCGTTACATATGACGCAACAGTTAAGACAGCTCTTCCAATGATTGTATTTGAATAGTAACAGGAGGTAAATAGATGTTAATTAATGAAGTATTAGACAGTAAGTCTATTGCATTATCGGCAACAGAAAACGCTAGTAATCAGATACCTTATCTTGGCTTACAGTGGTTTCCAGAAAGAAAGAAGCAGGGACTTGATTTAAGTTGGATTAAGACACACAAGGGTTTACCGGTTTCACTTGCACCATCCAACTTTGACACAATCCCAACTCTTAGAGCTAGAGGTGGATTAAGTAAGGAAAAAACGCAGATGGCATTTTTCCGTGAGGGAATGACAGTTGGTGAAGAGGAAATGCTTGAAATCGAGCGTATTCAATCAGAAGACGACCCTTATCTTGCAAGTGCTTTATCAAGCGTATATGACGATACTAACAACCTTGTAAGCGGCGCAGAAGTTGTACCGGAGCGTATGAGAATGTCGCTTCTTTCTACAAATGCAGGTCATCCGGTAATTGCTATTGTAAGTGATGGCGTTCAGTATGCTTATGATTACGATAAGGATGGCTCATACGCAAAAGACCATTACGCAAAGTTATCCGGAACAAGTATGTGGAGCGATACAACTAATTCAAAGCCACTTACAGACCTTAACAATGCAAGAAAGAAGTTACAGAAGCAAGGCAAGATTGCTAGATATGCACTTATGAACAGCAATACATTCCAATATCTGCTTGACAATGCACAGATAAGAAACTCAATTCTTGCACAGAACCTTACAGCAACTATTGAGGTTGACGATGATACTGTTATTTCGGTGGTACAGAAGAGGGCGAAGCTCACTATCGTACTTTACGATAAGATGTACATTGATGATGATGGCAAAGAGCAGTACTTCTACCCGGATAACAAGGTTACACTTCTTCCAGAAGGCAGCCTTGGAAGCACTTGGTTTGGCACTACACCGGAAGAAAGAACTGCAAGACAGGTAGCTGATGTTGATGTAACAACATATGGTGTAGGTATTACAGTCGCTACAAAGACAGAGTATGGACCACCTATGAAGATGTCAACATTTGCATCTGAGGTTGTACTTCCATCATACGAGAATATGGATAGCACATTCGTATATGAGGTTCATAGCGAAGAGTAGGGGGTGCAACTATGAAATATCCATATATAGTGATTCATAATGGTAAATGGTACAACGCAGGAGAAGAGGTGCCGGAGAGTAATTCTCCGGTATCTTCCGTTGGATATACAAAGACCGAAATCAACAGAATGAGTACCG